CCTTTCTGAGTTCTAAGGCAACAGGCATATACCAACCTTTGCGTCTATCCCTTTCACCTTCTTCTACATTGCGTTCCCATCTGAGAACACGGACTGTTGGAGATGCATCAGCTGCAATCATGCAAGCAATCATAACAGCTATTGGGTCTCCTCCTCCTGGCCAGAGCAAATAATCCTCTGAACCGAAGTTCTTTAATATTCTTTTTGCCTTTTGAATAGATGGTCCAGGAAGAAACTGTGGCTTTTCATTTGGTTCAAATATAACTTCAATTGTTCCATAACGAGTGGCATCAGTTAAATCTGGTGTCCAACCAAATTTATTCTTCACTGGTCTATTAACAACATATACTTTTGGCATCCTTTATCCTTTCTTAAAATTAGTGCTAAATTAAAAGCACGTTTATAACTATAACCTTTTATTTGCAAATTAGTAAAGTTTTTATATTAGAAAAGAAAATCTGGTGATAAAAAAATATTTAATTAAATTACAAAAACATTGGTTACTGTGGTAACTCTAATCGTTTTATTAATTAAAAACAATATCTTATTTATAGTAACCAAAGACAGTAATTAGGAGAAACCAACCCCAGAGACTGGTAACTTTTTTTCTAAGTCACTGTTTTTGTTACGATCTTTTTTCTTTACTTTCCAGGAATAATAAGAGATAATCTCTATATTAATTGAGAAAGGAACTAAAATGATTACAAAATTTACTATAAAAGTCAAAGAATTTATTACTTGCAACAAGTCAGGCAGGAAGTCTAAAGATGGCTATGAGAGCTATGTAAACAGATATTTCCCTGAGGAAAATATTCTTGAAATGAGTTCTATTCCTAAAAGATTTTATGATTCTAGGAGTGAAGCATGGGAAGCAGTTCAAGAGTTGCCATCTTCTTACATTGGCTCTGATTTTACAAATGATTGGTTTTATAGCATTGAATCAATTACATACAATTATGCAAATCACATTGGTTGGACTGATGTTAATCCATATGAAATTGTAAAAGTTATTTCTAATAAAACTATTGAGATCAGAGCAATGGATGCAAAAAAATTACCTTGGAAAGCTGAATGGGTTGAAGGTGGTTTCGCTGGTCATTGTACAAATCAAAGAGATCAAAAGTGGGATATTGTTTCAAACGATGATGTTCCTACAGTTAGAGCAAGATTAAGAAAAGATGGTTATTACCATTCTTCTCATGGCAAACACCTTTTAGGTGAGAGTCCAAGAAAATTTTACGATTATAATTTTTAATTTAATTGGGGGATTTATTCCCCCAGCATTTTGAGAAAGGATATTTATGTCAGGTGCAACAGCAAAACAGTTTCAAGAGTGGGAACAAAGAGCAAAGAAATGCTCAATCGATGAGTTGGTCTTTATTTGTAAAGATTGTGCAGAAGCAGAGCTCGCAATGAGAGGATGGAATCCTGAAAAGGAAAATTATTATGCCGACCAGAGAATGACATACTCTGCTGAGCTAACAAGACGGAGGAAGAAATGAAAATAGATTTTACATCTTCCGAACTTTTAGCTATGACTTGTATATTAGAATGTCATCATGATAGGATTATGGTAGAATATCAAGATTGTTTTGATGCCAAAGATCATGAAGAGTTTAAAGGATTAATTTTAAAATGCGATAAAACTTTAAAAGACAATGGCATTAAAAGAGACTGGAAACCAAATGAAAGGTTGATAAAAGAAATTAAAAAAATATGGGATGTAGAATGATGAGTGAAAAATTTTATACTATTGTCTGCCATGACACAAAAAATGGCGAGTTAGTTTCTATCATGTCGTCAAAAGATTTAAGTTCTGGTGAGCTTAAAAACATGAAAAATATTAAAAAACAGCTTGGTGAATTTGATAATGAATATCCTTATCTTAAATATACTTGGCTCGGAGCAGTGACTAGTCAAGAAGCAAAAGAGGAGAATATTAATAATGATTAAAACACTCGGACTAATGTTAATTTGTTGCTTGAGCTTTCTTTTCACAGTTATGGTTTTTGAATTGATGGTTGGCTGTGGTGAGAGAACTTATTTTGCTGAAGGTCATTGGATAACGAATGAATGTTTATTCATCCCTCACGAACAAGCATCTGGCACATGGAAATAGTTTTACTTTCTATTTTATTAAGTTTATAAACTAAATAGAAATATTATATATTTCCTCCCAACTTAGAGCTCTCTGTGAAGAGAGCTTTATTTTTGCCCAGAAATAAGTTATACAGTTTTATATCAGTTAACCACTGGAAACATAGGTTTTTGGAGAAGAATATATGGCTGCAGAGAAAACAAAAAAGATAACAGTCAAAAGACCTGTTAAAGATGGTCGTCCTGTCAATGTTGAAAAGTTCGATGGAAAGTTTAAATCTGTTGAACCTATGAAGAATCAAAAGGCATCAAGGACAAGACCAAATAGATATAAATGGAATCATCACGCAACAATTAATTGGATTATGGGTCAAGCAGATCCTGTGGGGTTTTTGGCCAATGTTATGAATGGCAAAGAAATATTCCCAGTTTACTCAGAGTCAGATGGTGACATACAAACCATTGGAAAGATAGGTGCAGACCCAGAGCTGAGAGTCATGGCAGCAAAAACATTGCTTGGCAAGTGTGTACCAGATTTAAAAGCAGTCGAAGTAAAGGCTCAAATAGAAGAGAGAAAGGTGCTGGACATCAGCAAGTTAACAGACAATGACCTTAATACAATCGAGCGAGCTCTTGAACATGCTGTCATTGACGCAAGTCAAAGCAGAGAAGATGAAGAGATCATTGAAGACATTCATCCAGGAGAGCTGGCAAACAGTTGAACCAGGACGAGAGTTCTATGACAACTGGCACATTGATGCGATATCAGAACATCTGCAGGCAGTTGTTGAAGGTGATATTCGTCGATTAATAATTAATATCCCTCCGAGACATATGAAATCAATCGCAGTGGCAGTTGCTCTTCCTGCTTGGACATGGACAATACAACCACAAAAAAGATTTCTATTTGCATCATATGCAGGCTCATTGTCAATAAGAGATTCAGTTAAATGTAGAAGGTTAATTGACAGTGCTTGGTATAAAAAGCATTTTGGAGAAAACTTTGGACTGACAACAGACCAAAACCAAAAGCAAAGATTTGAAAATGATAAAACAGGATACAGGATTGCAACATCAGTTGATGGAGCTTTGACTGGTGAAGGTGGAGATATAATTGTTATTGATGATCCTCACAATGTTAGAGAAGCAGAATCAAGTACAGTCAGAGAAGGTGTTTTGAGTTGGTGGGATCAAGCAATGCAGACAAGATTGAATGATCCAAAGACTGGAGCATTTGTAATAATTATGCAAAGAGTTCACGAGAAAGATTTGACAGGACATATTCTGGCCAATGACAATGACTGGGATCATCTTTGTATTCCTGCAAGATATGAGATTGGTCATCCCACAGCATCTAAAAGCTCATTGCACTTTACAGATCCAAGAACAAAAGAAGGTGAATTATTATGGCCAGAAAGAATAGATGAAAATACTCTGCAGAATCTTGAAAAAAGTCTTGGCACATATGCATCAGCAGGTCAATTACAACAGCGACCAATGCCCAAAGGTGGTGGAATATTAAAAGCAGAATGGTGGGTGCCATGGGAACATGAAGAGTTGCCTGATGTAGAATATGTAATTCAATCTTGGGATACAGCTTTCAGTACAAAAGAGAAAACATCTTATTCTGCGAGAACAACTTGGGGTGTTTTCAGGATGAATGGACAAGTAAATGCTATTGTTTTAGATATGTGGTATGACAGAGTCACTTATCCAGAGCTGAGAAAGATTGCACAAGAGTCATATTATGATTATGAGCCAGACGCAGTTCTGATAGAAAAGAAGGCATCTGGTCAAAGTTTATTGCAAGATTTACGCATGGCAGGAATCCCTGTTCTTGAGTATATGCCTGACAGAGACAAAGAAGCAAGAGCCCATGCCAGCAGTGCATTATTAGAAGATGGAAGAATTTACTTTCCTTCTAACAGAAAATGGGCTAAAAATTTAATAGACATTTGTGCTGCATTCCCTGCTGGGGACAATGATGACATAGTTGACACTTGTACACAAGCATGGTTGAGACTTCGCAAAGGTTGGTTTGTCACTCATTCTTCTGATTATGATGATGACGAAATAGAAACAAAAGAGAGGATAACTTTATATGGCTAGATCTCCAATAAATGTCCAAGCTGAAGAACCAATGTTCGCTGAAGGTGAGCCAGCAGATAATTTACAAGTTGAAGCACTTGGTGATGATGTTTTAATCGGTGACCCAGAAGATGACATTATTGAAAGTGATACTGCGTTTGACGAAAACCTTGCTGAAGTAATTGATGAAAGAGAACTCACTCAAAAAGCAGATGAATTAATACAGCATTATGAAAATGATAAGTCAGCAAGATCAGAGTGGGAAAGAAGATATAAAGAAGGTTTAAAAACTTTAGACACTGAAGGTGGTCTTGACGAATCAGAAGATCAAAGAGCATCAAGAGGATTAAGCACAGTCATTCATCCATTGATCTCAGAAGCAGCAACTCAATTTAATGCAAAAGCAATTGCAGAATTATATCCATCTAATGGTCCAGTGAAGACAGTTATCATTGGTGACCCAGATGAGGAAATAGAAGAGCAAGGTCGAAGAGTTCGAGAATATATGAATTATCAGATCACTCAACAAATGCCTGAATACTTTCCTGATCTAGATCAAATGTTATTTCACCTGCCATTGATCGGACAAACTTTTAAAAAAGTATGGTGGGATCCAGATTTAAATAGACAAAAATCGATATTTGTAAAGGCAGAAGACTTTGTTGTTGCACCAGAGTCAAATGATCTGCAAACAGCACCAAGATATACTCACCTCATAAGAATACCAAAAAACGATTACAATAGATATGTTGAAGCAGGATATTATTTGCAATCTGATTATTCAGGTGACGATGTTGATCCGACAGGTGATACAATAGCAGACATTGAAGGTGTTGACAGCTATTCTTCAGATGGTGAAGATCAAACATTAACACTTTTAGAAATGCATGTTTACGATTCTTTTGAAGGCATTGATAATGCAGATGATGAAGAGGGCAGTGTTGCATTACCATATATTGTTACAATAAATTATGACACTCAGAAAGTTGTAAGTGTTCGCAGAAACTGGAAAGAAGAAGATGAACAGCAAAGAAGAAGAGATTGGTTTGTAAGTTATAAATTTCTTCCTGGACTTGGCTTTTATGGTTTTGGTCTTTACCATATGATTGGTGGTCTTGGCAAAGCTGCAACAGGATCTTTGAGAGCATTATTAGACTCAGCTGCATTTTCAAATATGCAAGGTGGATTTAAATTAAAAGGCAGAGTGACAGGTGGTGAATTACAAATAAATCCTGGAGAGTTCGCTGACCTTGATGCAACAGTTGACGATGTAAATAAAGCAATTATGCCATTGCCATTTAAAGAGCCAAGTGGATCTTTATTTCAACTATTAGGTTTTATTGTACAATCAGGTCAAAGATTCGCAAGCACAGCAGATTTAAATGTTGGCGATGTTAATCCTAATGCACCTGTTGGTTCTACAGTTGCCTTAATAGAGCAAGGCAGTAAATCATTTTCAGCAATACACAAAAGACTGCACCATTCTCAAGGTCAAGAATTTAAATTACTCTCAAAACTAAATGCAGAATATTTACCAGAGGAAGTTGCATTTTCAGTTGCTGGTGGAACGCAAAAGATTTTTGCTGCAGACTTCAATGATAGAGTTGACATAATACCAGTCAGTGATCCAAACATATTCAGCACTGCCCAGAGAATCGCTCAAGCACAAGCAGTATTGCAAATGGCTCAATCAGCACCAAACTTGCATGATAATTATGAAGCATACAAAAGAATGTATGAAGCAATTAGAATACCAAACATTGATGAGATTCTAAAAAAACCAATTGAAGCAGCAAGATTAGATCCGATTGATGAGAATATGTCCGTGC